TTGTGTCCAAATAATCTTGTGTTCCAAAACGATAAGAGTTCATGATACCTTTGGCAACCACATAATCGTTAAGATATGATTTTCCGTTTACATTGACCACCACATCGGTGAACACGGGTTTTTGCCCTGTGGTTGTGAATGTCATGATGTCAACATTGGGGTATGTGATTAATTCAAGGTTTGCCATCTCTGTCAACATATCGTACTTAACCGACTGCACTTTGTAGTAATTACCACTTATCGCGATTGTGTCGTTCAATGCGAAGTTTAACCATTCCCCCACGGGAATGATTCCCGTCATTTTAACCAACCTTGATTGCGTTGAATACATACGGGATAGGTATTCCTTCCAATACAGATTATAAATCGAATTAACTGGTGCATCTCCCTTTACAGAATACTCCAAACCAAACGCCATTGAATAACTCGCCGTCAATGTGGGGTATGCTGAATAAGAAGTCATTAATGGCAACACATATTGGGTTATTCCATTAAAAAAATATGTATCGCTTACCGATTGTTTACCACCATAATAAAACAATGTCAAATCTTGTTGAACCGCCTTATCATCCTTATCCATAAATCGGGGGATGTTTAATTCGGTTGCCCTTACTCGTTGACCATTCGCGTTGACCTCATCCATCACCTGGGGACAAATAACATTGAACGGGGTTTCCAACTTGAATTCATCCGTTGGGTAATCAATCATTGGTTCAAACGCTATCGACCCATATTCCCGTCGGTTGATGTTTCGGTAGTATTCACTCGCCAAACATTCCGATTGCTTGTGGGTCATTGAGATGATACTTGGGATGGGTAACTTGTCGTGTTCAATATCCTTTACATCAATAAATGGTGACCAATTCTTTGTCGTTCCCGATGCATACCAATCTTGCAAATTGTGTATCTCAAATGTCGTTGCACTGGTTGGAAACAATATGCAGTTAAACGATTGTAACACTCCATTTACAAAATCCCTAATTTTCATTTGGGGCATTGCATCACCCATGTCAATCGTGTTTCCGTTGATACCTTGTGGTGCAACTGGGCATCGCCATGTCACTTGTCCACTCGTCCAATTGCCCGTCACTTGATATCCGATTTGCAAAGTATCACCCGTTTTCATGGTGAAATTTGTCCTAAATATATTGGATGGCAATGTGGTGCTTGAATAGGTTTGTGACTGCGATACCTTTCTTCCGTTTAATAAATACACCCATGTGAACGCTTGTAGTGGTGTACCTGGTGCGGTGATAACACCATAAACCAACTCAAAGGTGTAATTCCCCGCCCTATTGGCCGTATACTTGCCCGTAGCGTTACTATAATTGCCCGATGGATTAGTTACCACCACGGGAAATGTCATGGGCTTAAAACTCAATGTAAAAATTGAACCCGCATTGTAATTCATTGTAGCAATGTTGGATTCAAATCTACCCGTTGCCACATATTCGGGATCGTACAATGGCCCCGCCGTTTGCATTGGTAGTATAAACGCTTTGTCCATTTCGGGTCTTGACAAAAACGAACCACTTAATGTGTACCCCGCTTCCGAAAATACCGTTGTTAACATCGCCTTCAATTTGATTGCAGGTCGTAAATCATCGACCTCAACACCACGCGATTGATAAATATTACCATTCACCCCTAATGTTTTGGAATATCTCCACCCCTGGTTGTAATCCGCGATGGGCCACAATATGTCACCACTCAATAACGCATTATCCCACGACAACAAAATGTTGGTGTAATTTGCCAAATGGTTATACGCACTCCAATCCACTTCATTCAATAATGTTTCACCCCATTGGTCCAACAACTTCTTTGTATTCCCGTAAAACACGATGTTATACAATTGTGGGATTCCGTCTTTGAACTTGCATCCAATAAACTCAACCCGCCCCGCGTAAACTGGCAAAGAGTGAATTAACAATGTGGCATCCTTGCCAATGTTTGGATTCCACGCACCCAATACCACATTCTCATCAAACCAATCCGAAAAGATTTGGTTGTTAATGTCTGATGCGGGTATCTGAAACGCTTGGGTGTAATCTGTCCAAACCGTGGACAAATCTTGTAGGTCTTTTAATTGGCGGTTCAATTCAACGCTTTCATCATTAAATAAATCCACGGGTATCCCCTCAATTTCCAAACTAAACCTAATGTTCATCGTACAATCTTGTTAATTTTAGGTTGGTTGTATTCCAATTGGATGGTGTATTGAAGCAACTTGTCGTTGGTGCGTTTCTTAAATTCAAACGCCGTGTCAATAACTCTGGTTGACAACACTTCCGAACCCGTCATGATTAATACATTGGTGGAATAAAATATCTGTTCAACGATTGGGACATCCGCCTCGGGGATCCAATCCGTGTTTACTGTCATTACTTCCGTGCTATTCTGCAAAAATGGGGTGGCAATCTGTACGCCGTAACTCCACGATTGTGCCAAATCCGCTTGTTTGAATATCGGTTGACTATATTGTTCACTCGTTACATTGTAAGTCCTTCGCGATACCCCATTAAAAAGATACGAATCATAAACCCCGTACCGATTTAGGAATAAAACATCTTGTTGTCCGTACTTATTTTGACAATCAAACGACACGGCAATCACCACATCATCACCCGCCTTGACAAAAGTGATGTTGGAATTTATCCCCCATACTCCACCCGCCGTCATTAATTGTTTGATTTCAATTCCTTGAAACACCTGGTCCGATGTTGTCACCGCATTGGGTGTCACCGTTGCACTTCCGCAAGTGATGGATGAAATTACACTTGCATCGTACCATAAATAAGATGATGTGGTTTCGCTTGTCAAAAACACGGTTGTTTTATCCGTGAATACTGACTTTGAGAATCCAACATTGAATCCTTCCGCCGTGTATGTATAACCCTTTGTGGCCAACGATAAATTTGAAGTGATAACGGAACTACTCCCCGCTGTCCAAATGCCTTGACACTTCACCGCTACGCGTTTGGCACCGCTTCCGATGTTTGGTTTGTATGTCCCGTTGATTAAAAATTCGGTGGTGATGTATTGGGTAACGATTTTGTGAACATCAATCCACGCCCTTCCCCCACCGTATTGGTCGGGTAATCTGTTAATGGTTACAATCGGCGTTGCTGGGATGGATGTCGTTCCACTCCACACATAAACTTTGAACTCATATCGGAATCCCGCATTCGCGTAATTGGTGGATTCAAACGCTTGGTAAATGATTGGGGAATTGGCCCCAACTATGGATGCGGGTTGTTGTGTAAATGTAAAACTCATCTTTTGAATAGTCCTTTTTGAATGTCTTGTTTCATCGCCTTGGTTAATGCCTTATTGAACGATGGTAAAATTTGTTGTCTTGCCTCGGTGACAAACGGGAATGGGGTGATACCGAAATACTTTATTTTGCGATTCATCATAAACCGCATGGCGTTTTCGTCTGCCTTGCCTTTGAATCTTCCCGTTCCCATATCACGCGGTTGGATGCGTTTCATCTTTGTCCAATTACGCATTGAATCCAATGGGATGCCTTTACCTGGTTTCCTTCCCTTCTGCACATAATCGGCGGTCTTGTTCATCGTGATTCCCAATGTCAACCCATTCGGTTCGGCTTGGATGGAATTAACCAATTGACCCGATGCCACATAATTACCACGGAATGTCTTTTTGGTTGCTGACACCACTTGCCATCCACCACCAACCTTTTTCCACTTGGCACGAATAGAAACACGGGGGCGTTTTACCTCCAACATGGCACGACACGCAATCGCCCACTTCTTGGAATAATCCGCAACAACGGCCACGCTATTCTTAAACGCAATCGCCATCAGTAACCCAAGGGTTGATTAAATCAATTGTAACTTGTATTTGATATCCCGCCAATACGCTATCCATCGTTTCAACAAATGGTTGGAAGTTAATGGGGCGTTGGAATTGGATTTGATTAAAATACGTTTGTTCTAACAACCATAATCCCTTTGACATTTGCACATACATTTCTTGTAAAATGTACGCATAGTTTTCGTTCTCCGTGTACCCGTATTTGTCGTATACTTGGATAAGATTTCTGTCCTCGTTTTCCGTTTTCAAAAAGTTCACACGATCCGCCACCATGACATTCATCGTTACCGATGCTATTTGGTCGGTCAACGCCACATTTTGGATTGAGCAGTGCATCAACGGGAATACCGTGAATGCCTTAAAATCAAACTCCGTTAATGTTCCGTGGGAATAGTTCCACCCTTCCGCCGTGGCGATGTCTTTGAATACCTTGAATGCGGTTCCTATGTGATTATTTATCATCGCTTGTAACTTTGCTTAATAATTTTTTGTTCCATTTCCGCAATGTCACTTTCGTAAGCGGTGAAGTACAAAGCGGTGTGAATGGTTTTAGAATACACATCTTCCAATTGTAAGAAATTTCTGCCAGAGAGTCGATAGACCATTCCAAACCATCCCCATTTTTTGGTAAGGCGGTTTTCATCTGCTGACCCTTCTCCCCCTCCAAATACTTCTGGATAGTATTCAGTAAGTCGATTCCTAAACTCCAAAAAAAAACCATGGCTCCAAATGCCGTGTTGCAATCTAAATCTTTGAACCCCGTGACAAGGTTTGCCGAATAGGGTGCAACTTCATATCTTCCGTTCTGTCCGCTATGCGTTATGGGGCGATATAGAACACTCATCACCTTCCATAGGTCATGTTTCTCCTTGCAGTAATTTTCAATGTCTATAAACTCACCTACCGACATATCATCCAAGTTTGGGATGAATCCGTATTCCACGCCATCCATTTTGAACCTGGGTGTAAACTCGGGTTGTTCGGTCAACATTAATGTGATGCGTTCAACTGCCTTTTGTAAAATATCAAACGGCATAGCCATAACCTCTGTCATGGTCAACTCACAGAATATGGAAACGGCTTCCAATTGGCGTTGGGTATCATCCATCTCCGCTTTGAGGGATTCATACGCCAACATTTGATGCAATTTTACATCTTTTAACGATGTGGGTACTAATATGGTTTTTGATTCAATCATCTATTATAAAACGAATGAATGCGGGTTTGTTATTCCAACGCATCATTCAACAACACACATACTTTTGCGTATTGCCTTTGCACCTCCTTATCGGTGTACAAAATGTTACTAAACTCCTTTACTGAATTGATGGCCGTAGAATGGTCACGATGGATGATCCGCCCAATTTCCGCCCATGCCATCCCTAACCTTTTTCTGCAAATAAAGTTGAACATATGCCGTGCGTATAACGATGCCCGTTTTCGTGATGGGCAAAGTATTTCATCGGGGGTTAACTCGGTCACAGTACACACCGCCCTTAAAACCTCCTTCCAATGGTTGGGGGAATCGTTAAAATTAACCCGTGGTGATATTATTTCTTGTTTTAACGCTTTTAAGTGGGTGTTGTAATCCGATTCAATTTCTAACATCATTAAACGCAATCGCTTGATTTCTTGTTTTAAGATGTGGACTTGTTGGTAATGGCTTGTCATATCAGAATAGTTTAGTTTGTATCATTTGTGGCCCACTCCATTGGTCGGCCATTGCCTTGGCTATGCCTGGGAATGTTTGACTTCGTATCTTCCAACGCAAATCACCCTTGCCCCATGTTTCGGCATACCATGTGGCTTGTCTTTTCTTTTTTCCGTCCTTGTCAACCCATTCTTTGAACTCACCTTTGTTAACAACATCGGTTGCAATTAATGGTTGTAATCCTTTTAACCACAGACAAGTGGATTTTTGAAACGGATCACCAAACATATATGGTTGAATGATTTGGTCGTATTTGCGTATTCGTGAACTGATAATACCAATTGGGTTTTCAATTGCAATCTTGGGAATGTCTGCGTTCATCAAATCCCGTACAAACTGCAACGCTTCGTCTTGCCTACCATCTTTTTGCTTTTCTGCAAACCATTGTGAACCACTCAATGCCAAATGTGTGCAAGGTGGAAACGCAATCATCATATCCCAACCATCGTTTATAATGTCAAATACATCGCCTTCGTAATGTGGACCAGGTTTATCAGTTGGCAACAAATCACAAGACATGGCATCATGGCCTAATCGGATGAACTCATCGCGTACCGCACCACTATATTCACAAGCAATTAGTATTTTCATGTTATTTGTCTTCACAAAGATACAAATCAACACGAAATAAACAAATTTATCTTATATCGTATTGCCCATAATTGGATTTGACCCCTAATGCCATCATCTCATGGTAGCGAAGTGCGTCACAAATGTGGTCTGTACCCGTTGCCGTGTTAGTTGTTCTCCCTTGGGAATCCGTATCCCAACAATAATTACGCAGTTCTTTGATTAGGTTCACGCTTGTGGATGTCACCAAATAGGATTGGCTTTGCATGATTTGTATTCCATAGTTGATACTATCCTTGCCTTTGGTCACGCCTTTGATTCTAATACCATATCTCCGTATCTCATCTATTGACTTGGGTTCAGCGCTATCAGCGTAAACGGGTACGAATGTTGGCAATGCCTTTGCGATGTCTGAATTAAGCATTCCCGTGCGGTATGCCACCTCATCCACAATTCTTTGACCATTGTATTCATAAACGGCAACGATGGCCGTAGGGTCGTTTGTATATCCGAAATCCACCCCAATGCCAACCAACCTTGCATCCTCTGGTAACTTGTCGATGGTTTGCCAATTTGAGAATATAACCCCTTGTAAGTTTCCAATCTCACCAAGCCCATATACTCTATGCCAATTTTCCCAATACCTTGATGTTTTACCCTTTTCTTTTGCCTTAAGAATGAAATCAACTGCACTTTGTGGGGCTGCCTCATTGTCCAAATAAGTCAAAATAATAAAGTCCACATTATCATCGTTCTTGATGTCACTGTGAAACCAAAATTCATTGGATGGGTTCCAATCTAAAAAAATGGACTGTTTTGTCCGCATCGCCAATTCGGTATACGAATTAAAATCAATGCTATTACACTCATTGATGTATAAACGATCCCTTCTTGCCCCTCTTAATTTGGCACTATTATCCGCACTAAAAAATTCAATAAAACTTTCGTTGGTAAATGTGTACTTAAAATCACTGGCGTTCCAATTCTTGTCGTTCCATCGGTTGGTTTCCTTCATTATCTTTTTGAAATCTCGGATGGCACCCCGTTTCAAATGCGGGATACTTTCCGCAACGATTGATGTTTCTGTTTGTGGGTGTTTAATTGCGTGGTCAATTTCAATTGGAATGATACCAAAAGTTTTTCCCGCAGATGAACCACCTTGCACACCTTTGACAAACTTGTCAAGTTTCAATAATTTGTTTATTGCCGTGGTCCGTACAAACATTCTACTTATCTAAATCGGGAAATAATGGTTGTTCGATAATGGTTTGTTCAATGGATTGGGTAGGCATACCAAACCCCGAATCCATCAATTGTTTGTATGCCCCCACATCACCTTTCCTTGCCTTATGTATCATTGCAAGGGTTATCAAATCTTCTTGGCTTAGTTTCTCCAATTCCCCCGTGATGGGGTTTTTGGTGTCTTGCATTACCTCCAACCATTTACGGGCAATGGTGCTTCGGTTCTTGCTTCCTTTGGGCCTTCCGTTGGGGTTGGCGTTGTTACCTGGGGGGAATGGTGTTAGGTTGTCTAATTTATCTGCCATAATTCACGATTTTTTCACGATTACTCATTGGGTAAAATTGGAATGGGCATCCACATATAAGGTTCTTTGATTGGAGAATCATCGTGGGCCAAATACCATTGGCCATCCATAATGTATGCCACTTGTTTAGTGTCAATTAATACCCACACTTCATCGTGGGGTGTGGTGTCGCGGGTTTCTCTCCATGCTTTCATAGGTCTAATAATTTCCAAACGGCTTGTTCGGGGGTTGATGCTATTTTTTGAAGTGCTTTTTTTACTCGGTTATATTCATCGGGTGTGTACTCCAATGTGATTTTTTGGGTATCAATGGTTGGTTCTTCCTCCACCTCGTCAACGACTTTTGGTAATTCTAATCCCCAATCTTCCAAATCATCGGCGTTGAAATCGTTGGCCAAAGAATCCCAATCCCATTCCCCAAAATTTGTGTTATCACGAATTAAAAATTCTTGTTGGCGTTCTGCATTCCAATCTACCTTTTGGCAAGGTACTGTTGTGAACCCAAGTTCTTTCATTGCCATGTATCGTTGGTTACCGCCCAAAATCATATTGTCTTGGTTGATAATTAACGGGCGTACCATGGTCATATCTGGGAACTCCCGAATTGACTTAACCAACTGTTCAAACTTAGAATCGCGGATCGTTCTCGGGTTTGCCTCGTTGGGGTGTATTTCGTTTATGTCGTATGCCTCAATCATTTGTGCATTTTTATTTGGTGTGTAATAATTAAAAAATCGCGGTGTTCTTTTTTGTCCCCATACTTAATGTGACATGGTCTACAAAGTGCCTGTAAGTTAGTGATAACATCTTTTGTTTTACTCCCGCCCATGCCACGGCAATCAATGTGATTAATGTCCACGGCTTTTGATCCGCACACCTCACACGGGATAAAATCGCTGGTGTCATACCCAAAGTGGTCTAAATAAATCTTTGTCCAAGGTTTCATCTTTGATAGCATTCAAATATAGTTCATTGCATACCCTTGGGTTCATCCCCATTGATATTCCCACTTGTTCCCAGGTCTTGCCCATGTCCTCGCGTAGAATCATGATTGCGTACTGCTTTGCAAGTTTTTGACGGCGAGTAACCACGGCCCCCATTTTGCTCGGTCTTGAAATTGTTGTCTGCATTTTATACACATATAAATTTGATTGGGTTCGATGTTTGGCCCCGTTTCATTGATAAGTTCTTTGGTTGATTCCGTGTAATGGTCGCAACAATCACAAAGGTTTCTCGTAAGTTTCATAAACTTGGGTCAACTCGTTAATCATTGTTTGCCATGCCTTTGGGTTACAACTGCATGGTTTGTAAATTCGCTTGGATCGGAATATGCGTGACCATATCTCCGCCACCTTGTTTGCCTCCATCGGTGCAAGGGTTGTGCTTTCTACACTCTTAAAATGTGTCCACCACTCGTATTCGTGTTCGGTCATGCACAATGGTTGACGGGATGGAAATAATTTATTCAATTTGTGTTTACGTTCTGTGCAGCCACAATCTTCCGAATCCTTCCAAATTAATTTTTTCACTGTTTCAGTAATCGGCTTAATTAATGGTTTGTTCAAAAAGTTTTCAATATCATCACCAAGTCCTTGTGAACGCACCCCAGTACCTTTATTAATTAAACTATGAACAAAAGTTATAGGAACACCCATTTCTTTTGCAATGTCAATTTGCCTTTGCCCTTTTACATGATATCTGTCTAATACCTCAAGGTGTTGTTCTTTTGTATATTTTAATTGTGTCATAAGTCCCGTTTGAAACGCATGTAAATTATTTTCTTGTTGTGTTACCCACTCCAAATTATCCAATGAATTGTTTTCTTTGTTTCCGTCTTTATGATTAACAAATGTTTTGCCCTCAACTAATGGTATAAACGCTTCCGCTAACAACCTATGCACATACAATGTGTCTCCATACCCACTTCCTTTGTTTCCAGTTTTGTATAAAGATACGGATGGATACCCATTTTGTGGTGTTTGCTTTAATTCCTTTGGTGATTCTGTCCCCCATCTACCACGATTTGAAAATACTTGCCCCGTATTGGCAATGTAATACCCCTCATAATTTGGGATTTCTTTGATATCCTCTCCCGCTACAAACTTGGTTAAAAATTCAATCCCCGTTGCTTTCGTTACCTTCTGAATCGTATCCCCCAACCCGATGGATGGTCGTGATTCTGTAAATTGTTTCCGTGTTTCGCTTTTCTTCGGCATATATTTGGTATTTTGTCTTTGTTCTTTGTTTTATGAATTGTTTGGCGTTTTTGATGGAATTAAAAACACTATGCGTTGGAATCCCCGTGCGTTTTTCGATATCCCGCATCGAATGTCCGTACACAAAATGCAACTCCAATAACATCTGGTCGTAATCGCGTAACTCATCAATTGCTTTTTTTACTTCGTCCATCAAGTCCCCGTGGGCATATTCAGCCATTTCGGGGCTTTCTACGGGGTTAAATTGGTCTTGGTGTGGTATTGTCTTGTTTTCTGCTCTTTTGATGTCTATAAACGCATTGTGTATCATCTTGAATAAATAGATGGTATTGATGGTTCCGTTGTAATTGGCGAATCTATCCAATGACCCTTCCTTTAATTGTATTTCTCCCAACTTCAAATACATTGTTTGGATTATATCATCTATCTCATCGGGCTTCGCACCAACATATTTTGATATTTTAACCCATTCAACATGGCGTTTGGCGATATCTTCAAGAGTTATCAAAGTATGATTCGATTTGCAATTTGAAATCCTCAAACGAATATACCATTACATATTGATAATTCATTGCCTCAACAATCAATTGCCACTTTTTTTGATGCTCTGATTGTTTGTTTGGTTTAATTTTTAACTCCAAAAACAACCCGTGGTATTTTGTGTTGGGCATAAATAACACCAAATCGGAAACCCCTGGGACAACCCCCTCCGCTTTTAACCTTTGGGCCGTTCTTAAGTCGCGTGATCCACCATTGGGTACATGGATTAACAATTCCCCAAATTGGCGGTATTGTAGTCGGAACCACTTAACACACGCAACTTGCATACGGCTTTCAAGGTGTTTCATTCCGCGTCTAAATAGATTGATTTGGCTTTAGTGAATCCTCGGTTATACCACCATTGGGCGTGGATTTTCTCATCCCGTTTTAATTCGTGGAATAAATCCGTCGGGATGGTGATGTTGTGGTTTATCTGCAACCATTCAATCAACTGGTCTAAGGGTGTAATTTCTTCGTTTAACATTATTTGCTTTCGTTTTCTTTCGGTACTAAATTTGACATTACCCATTGGGTTAATTCCAACGCCCGTTTGTAACCTTCCCTATAACCATCGGAGTAACTCATTTCCTTCCCCGCAACTTCCATTTCTTTGGCTTGTTCAAATTCTTCGATTGTAAGAAGTCCGCGATGTTCATACATTTTTTCATATAACCACATAACGCTACTTTGCTTATTGTTGCTCATTGTTACCTCCTTGTATATCTTGGATTGTTTTATCAATTTCTCTTTCCAATTTCCAATAATCTTGAGTTGATATTTTTTCGGGTGCAATGATTTTGAATGTTATAACCCAATGTGATTGACCATTTTCATGTTGGTAAACGTGTTCTTGAATGACTTGATTCCCCATATTAATATCCTAAATCCTTTTTAACAATGCTTTGTTTGGCTTGGCGTTCGTTGTACTTCTTCCCACGCAATTCGGGGTTTTCTTCTTGCACATGTCGGCGAACCCGTGTAATGGTGTCCGATGATGTTAACCGACCCATGGCCATTAATTTTAAGAAGTTTTTTGTGGGGGTGTTGGTGACGGGGTAACCCATTGCCTCCATCTCTAAGTTCCAATACCATGCAACCAATTGTTGGTCGTTGTCCTTAAAGTCGGTGTATTGCGTTAACAACTCAACCACCGTTTGTTTGATATCCATTTTCATATTTGTCGATACAATAATAATATTTTAATTTCAAAATTCAAAGGGGGATGAAATTTTTGGTGCAGTATTTTCCGTGTAACTTGTCAAACGCCCTTCGTAAAAAGTCGGAATGGTTGCACACTCCCCGTTTCTATTTTTCATTATAATGAGTTGGGCATCTTCGATTTCGGGTTTCTCGTCTTGGTAATACGCGGGGCGGAATGGAAACATAACAACATCCGCATCTTGCTCAATGGCCCCCGATTCGCGAAGGTCTGATAACAAGGGGCGTTTGTCGGCTCGGTCCTCTGATTTTCGCGATAACTGTGCTAACGCCATAACTGTGCATTTCAATTCCTTTGCCAACATTTTAAGTCCTCGGGATATTTCCGCAATTTCTTGTTCTCTAAAATCCTTTGTCCCCGTCATTAATTGTAGGTAATCAATCATCAATACTTCCAATCCATGTTTGGATTTGTGTATTTTGGCCTTGGCTTTTACTTGTGCCAATTTTGCGTTTATCTCATCATCAACCCAAAAGTTAATTGTTTGATTGTTGGCAATATCAATCACCTTGTCAATTTCATACCCTTGTAACGATCCGCTACGAATCTTCCAATTGTCTATGTTTCCCAATAATGAAATATACCTTCGTGCCAATTGGTCTGATGGCATTTCCAACGATAAGAATAACCCTTTGCCACCCAAATTTGCAAACTCTTTCATGAGTGACAACGCCAATGCCGTTTTACCCATTCCAGGTCTACCCGCAACCACTATCAAATCCCCTGCGTTATAACCACCTAAATACTTATCCAAAAATTTCCACCCCGTTGGCTTACCCGATAATGTATTTCCCTTCTTTGAGTTTTCAATAATGCGGTCAACTTCGATATTGGTCAACTTAATAATTTGTTCCGCTTCTTTGTTAGTGGAAAAGGTTGTGGCTTCCACAGCATCTTGAATGTCATTAACCAAACTTTTCAAATCCTTGTTGATGTCTATGTTGCTAATTTTACGCACCAACTCATTACGCAAATATTCGTATTCAAGATATTTTAAGTGTGGTTTGATGTCATGGATTCCACTGGCTTCTTGTTGCAGTTTAACGATTGTAATCATTTCAATGCGTTCAAAGTGATGTGCCAAGGTTACAATGTCGATGGGTTCATCATTAAAATACATTTCCGTCATAACATCAATTAGTTTTTTGGCGAACGGATCGGTGAACCAATTTTTGTTTACTTGGGGTAAAAAATGACGGGCCGTGTCATAATAAAGAATGTTGGCAAGTACTATTTGTTGTTTGTTCATAGTGTGGCAATTTTAGGTGTATTTGTTGAATTATCAAGTTTATTTGGTTCTAATTTTGCCATCCATTGATGGGCTGCGGATTTCCATTTTTGAATTTTTGCACCGCCTTTACGCTTCCATCCCATCGATTCCCAATAATGATAAAACTCCGCACCATCCTTCTGATTATAATTGTTTGTTTTAAAGTGTAAAACGCATTCATCAAGGGTCGGGTA